CTGGAAGCCATCTTCGCCGACGCTAAACGTTATGGAAGTCTTAAAGACAGTGTTCTCGCACACGGTATCGAGCAGATTGACTATCTGTTCCCTGATGCAAAGAATGTTACAGATATCCCTCAGTTCATTCAGAGAGATATGGGATGGGTTCAGAAGGTTATGAACTCCGTCCATCACACTCCATTCTCCCGTATTAAATCTGTTCTGGCCGATATTACAGAGGATGATGCCAGAGCTAAAGGTTACATTAAGGGCAATCTGAAGAAGGATGAAGTATTCACTCTGCTGAAGCGTACGACCACTCCGACTACTATCTATAAGAAGCAGAAGCTGGACCGTGATGACGTTGTGGATATCGTGGATTTCGATGTTGTNGCTTGGCTCAAATCCGAAATGCGTATGATGCTTGATGAGGAAATTGCCAGAGCNNTTCTTGTCGGTGACGGTCGTCTTAGCTCTTCTGATGATAAGATCAACGAGCAGAACATTCGTCCTATTTGGAAGGATGATGATCTGTATACTATCAAAGCTCCTGTAACTGTTGCTGCTAATGCCACAGCTTATGAGAAGGCTAAGGCTTTTATCCGTGCAGCCATTAAATCCCGCAAGAACTATAAGGGTTCCGGCGAGCCAACCCTGTATACCACCGAAGATGTTCTTACCGATTGTCTGTTGATGGAAGACACAACTGGTCGTGTTATCTACGATTCTGTTTCGAAGCTTGCTACTGCTCTTCGCGTTAAGGAAATTGTAACTGTTCCAGTAATGGAAAATCTCAGCAGAGTCGACAATGGTACTACATATAGCCTTATGGGTATTATTGTCAACTTGACCGATTACAATATCGGTGCCGATAAAGGTGGAGCCGTTAACATGTTCGACGATTTCGATATCGATTACAATGCTCAGAAGTACCTGATTGAGACTCGTTGTTCTGGTGCTTTAATTAAGCCTTACTCTGCTATTGCGTTGGAACTGACTTTTCAATAAGTCTCGTTGTTGAGCCTGAGGATAGCGAGACAGTAGTACTTGGCAAGTCTGTAGGCGATTTGCAGTCAGGCATTATTGTCAACGATAATTCTATAGAAGGTGTCCTACACTATGTAACTGGTTACACTGGTTTCTCTAGTAATGTTGACGAACAATCTGGTAATTTCTTAGTTCTCAAGTTCCAACACAGCGAAGGAGCTACAACAACCGTAGAAATTATCGGAGGTACTTCTGGTCCAGTAGCACTTGACGAGGATATGATTTGGGTTGGTCGAATCGAACCGTCTGACCAAGGAATCAGAGTTGTAACTACCTTGGATGGTAAATCAATTACAAAGGTTTACTCTATTGACAACCTAGTACTTGAAACAGAAGAATAATATTACTTAATTATGGGAGGAAAATTCAAAATGGCGAAATGGTACGGAGTAATTGGTTATGCTGAAACGGTGGAAACGAAACCCGGTGTATGGAAAGAGCAAATAACCGAAAGAACATACTATGGAGATCTTATTCGAAATACTCGTAAGCTTCAAACCGCCAATCAACTCAACGACAACATCAATGTTGCAAATGAGATCAGCATTGTATCCGATCCGTTTGCCAATGAGAATTTTCATTCGATGCGCTACGTTGAGTTTATGGGTGCTAAATGGAAGATTACAAATGTCGAAGTTCAGTACCCGAGACTAATATTGACTATAGGGGGTGTATACAATGCCCAGTAGGCTTAAACTACAGATTTTGCTAGAGGAATTACTCGGAAGTCGAAATGTGTATTTTCAACCCCCTGAGTCAGTTAAAATGAAATACCCCGCCATTGTTTACGGTCTCGAAGATATCGAGAATACATTTGCAAACGACGGGGTTTATTTATCTCAAAGAAAATATTCTGTAACCGTCATCGATGAGGATCCTGATAGTCCTATTGTTGGTAAAGTTGCGTCTTTACCCTCCTGTCGTTTTAATCGACATTTCGAATCGGATAACCTCAACCATGACGTTTTCATTCTACAATTTTAAAAAGGAGGATATAAATATGTCTAAACTTGTTTGGGATCAGACCGGTGAACGTTTTTACGAAACCGGTGTAAATCAGGGCGTTCTCTATATTCGGGGGGAAGACGGCGAATATTCTAATGGTGTTGCCTGGAATGGTCTTATATCTGTTACCGAAAGTCCTTCTGGTGGTGAAGCAACACCGCTTTATGCTGATAATATCAAGTATCTTAATCTTATATCTACCGAGGAGTTTGGTGCTACCATTGAGGCTTATACGTATCCGGATGAATTTGCTCAGTGTGATGGATCTGCCGAAATCGCTACTGGCGTCATGATCGGACAGCAGAACCGCAAGGTCTTTGGTCTCTCTTATAAGACTATTTTTGGTAATGACACCGACGGCAATGACTATGGCTACAAGCTTCACATCATCTATGGTGCTCTAGCTGCTCCTTCCGAGAAGGGTTATGCTACTATTAACGAAAGTCCCGAAGCAATTACCTTCTCTTGGGAAGTTACCACCACGCCTGTTTCCGTGACTGGTTTTAAACCAACCGCTTCCATCACAATCGATTCTACCAAGGTTGACGCTGATAAATTGGCTGCTCTAGAAGTTATTCTGTATGGTAAAGATGCAGTTGCTGGAGAACCCGGCGAACCTGCAGTTGTAGCGAGACTTCCTCTTCCTGATGAAATTGCTACACTTATGAGCGCTGAGGATTAAGCAGTGGGAACCGGAAGGAGGACAAAAACATGTCTAAACTTGTTTGGGATCAGACCGGGGAACGTTTTTACGAAACTGGGATTGATAGAGCTGTTTTATATTTAAAAATTTCGAAAGAATATCCTAAAGGAGTCGCCTGGAATGGTCTTATATCCGTTACCGAAAGTCCTTCCGGCGCTGAGCCAACGCCTATATACGCTGATAATATCAAGTATCTTAATCTCATGTCTGCCGAGGAGTTCGGTGCTACCATTGAGGCTTATACGTATCCGGATGAGTTCAAGAGATGTCTCGGTGAACACGCAATAATTCCGGGAGTTACGATTGGTCAACAGAAGAAATCGCGTTTTGGTTTATGTTATCGAACTTTGATCGGAAATGATAAAGATAGAACCGATTATGGATATAAGATTCATCTTATCTATGATTGCCTTGTTTCTTCTTCTTCCGAGAAGGATTACGCGACTATTAATGATAATCCAGAAGCGATAACTTTTTCCTGGGAGATAAGTACTAATCCGGTATCGGTTGATGGATTTAAACCGACTGCGTTTTTGGTTCTTGACTCTACAAAATTTAAATCAGCCGGTTTAGTAAACGTTTTAAGAGGTATAGAAGAAGTATTATATGGTTCTTCTAATGCTACAGCAAGACTTCCTTCGATTTCGGAAATTAGAGAGCTTATTCAATTCCATATGTATTTAAGAGATTCAGACGGTGAATTGATTCTGGATAATATCGGAAACCCAATACAATCAACGGTCTATTAAAGAAATAATTAGGGGGTGTGTATATGACAAATATTAATCGAATGTCTCCCCAGTCGGGGAGAATGATAAAAGAGAATGGCACAATCTTGAACATAGCAGACTTACTGTCTGGCAGTGGCGCACAGCTATCGTCTTTACAAGAAACAAACCCTTCGAACACTGTAAAAACATACACAGCTGCAGAGGGAGCGAAAAAAATAACAGTGTACTGTGAGTCTGGCCGTATCCGTATCCGTACTGACGGCCAACCTTGTACGGATACCACAGGAGTCCCTTTAGGAGAGGGGTGGGCTCAAGATTTTAATACAACATCTATAAGTATATATTTCGTCGAACAGTCGGTTATATCGGTGGTGAGCGAATAATGGCCAGATGGAGATTTGCAGGCGGTACAGGAGGGGCGTTAAAGTTCCCTTTTACTCTGCCTGCAGGGGATTATATATATAAACTTGAGGACAGCGAGGTTGTGATATCTTCAGCGGAACCCATCATGTTTGACCTATTTTATGGTTATCTAATGGATTCGTCTGAAGAATTGATTTTGGATAGTTCGGGAGAACCTTTACAAGCGACAGTCTATATCTAACAGTATTTATTATCGAAAGGAGAAAAATTATTATGTTGAAAAAAACCATTACTTACGAGGATTATGACGGAAATAAAAGGACTGAGGATTTCTATTTCAATCTTTCTAAGGCAGAAATTATGGAAATGGAATTTGGTGTTTCTGGTGGTATGACCAAAATGCTCGATAGGATTATTGCTGAACAGGATGGCGAAAGAATCATTAAGACTTTCAAAGAGATCATTCTTAAAGCTTACGGTGAAAAATCTCCGGATGGAAAGAGGTTTATCAAATCCGAAGAACTTTCTACAGCTTTTT